GGTTCAAATAACACAGTTACATCAAATATTAATATTGATGGAGCAACTAACTATATGGATATAGATGGTTCTGATAATACAGTAACTTATACAGGTACTGGTGTTAATGCCTCAGCAGGCGGATATTTTTGGTTAGATCATACTGGTGGTTCAAGAACTTTTAATATCTCACAACTGAGTACACAAGATAATGACTGGCTTAAAATCATATCCGTTTCTGGCACTTCTGCTTCTACTGTTTGTGTCATTCAAAACGACCAAGGTACAAGCACAAGCTGTTGATATAGGAGATATTTCCGAACTTAACGGTACAGCTCAAATACTTAGAGATAAGCCGTATGATGCTAATTTAAACTTTGCCATACAAAGTAATGATGAAGCCATTACAAAAAATGGCCGTATGGCTATTACTTTTCTTGATGATTCAGTCGTAAAGCTTACAGAAAACTCACAGCTTTTTATTGATGAATACATTTACGATCCAGATCCAAGCAAAACAAAGATGGCTCTTACCTTTGGGCTTGGTACAGCTAGGTTTATTACAGGCAATCTTAACCGTATAGATAAACAAAACATTACACTAAAGACACCTACGGCTAATATTGCAATACGTGGTACTGATTTTACGGCTACAGTTGATGAGCTAGGGCGTAGTCTTATTATATTGCTACCAGACTCTCTAGGGCTCTCTAGTGGAGAAATAGAGGTAGTTACTGCTATGGGAACAGTTTTACTCAACAAACCTTATGAAGCAACTACAGTTAGTGTGTTTGAGTCAGCTCCTAGTAAACCCGTTATATTAGATTTAACATTAGATGTTATAGACAACATGTTAATTGTTACACCTCCCAAAGAAGAAAAGTTATCCACAGAAGAGTCCACAAGCACACAAACAGATAGCGTATTAGATTTTAACGATCTTGATATAGATTATTTAGCAGATGATTATTTAAAAGAAGACAGTTTAGAATTTACAGAACTTGATATAAATTACCTAGATGTAAATTATCTTGAAGATTTGTTAAATGTATTAGATGCTTTAGCTGTAAGTGAGGATGAGGATCAACTAGCACAAGCCACTAGCACACAATTATCGGGTACTTTGTTAGGCAAAGATCCCGACACACAAATAACAGCTTTAATTACAGGCAACGTTGTTAGTCTTAGAAGAGAGGTAAGCGAAAGCGTTAGAGTAGATCTTAATGGTAGTAACGCCTATACAGTTATTTTGATACAAGATGGTATTTCAAATATAATTAAAGTTAATGGAGGGAGTGACAGCGTTATAACTATCACTCAAAGTGATTAATGAAACGACTATTATTACCTATAGTTATAATACTATCCTTACCATTATTATTTCAAAGCACACCTACAGAGATACTTAAATTAAAAGTATTTGATACCTTTATACAAACACCTCAAGAGTCTGGTAACTTTGTCATACTTAATATAACTGAAGAAGATGTAGAGCGTGAAGGTGGTTATCCATTACCAAGACAAAGACTTGCAGAAATACAAATAGACTTACTAAACAAAGGAGCTATAGGTGTGGGTTGGGTTATATCTTTTCCTCAAGCTGATCGTATGGGTGGTGATGAAATGTTTGCAACAGCACTAGGTTATGCACCCTCTGTTATAGCTATGTTTGAAGATGGTAAAGGTAAATTTCCTGCATCACCAGGAACAGTTGTTTTAGGTAGTGATAATGGTGGTATACTTAGTTCAGGAGTAAAGGCTAATCTACCTCAACTATCTATTCACACTTTACAAGGGTTAGCAGTTGCTCCTACTGATGTAGATCAACTTGTAAGAAGAATACCTCTTTTAGTAAAAAAACCTAACAACGAATGGATACCTAGCTTTGGTACACAAATATATAAAGCTTTGTTTAATGTAAAAACATACATTATAAAAACTAATGATAACGGTATAGAAGAAATATCAATCAGAGGAATACCGCCAGTTAAAACAGATAGTCTTGGTCGTAAGTGGATAAGCTGGGTTGACACACCACAAACTGATTTAAAAGAAATGAATGTAGCAGGTAAGTTTGTGTTTGTAGGTGTAACTGCTAATGGTGTGATGCCACAAATTGCTACGCCTGTAGGCTTACTAGAACCACATAAGATCCAAGCTGCACTCGCAGAATCAATACTTATACAAGACAGCCCTTATATACCCGACTGGTCTTTAGCAGCAGAGCTTACAATACTTATTAGCTTTGTTACTTTTGTATGGTTTGCTTTACACATACTAGGTATTACCTGGGGTATTGCTATTGCTACACTTCTAATGATTATGAGTGGGGGGTTAGGTTATTACCTTATAAACAAAGGGATGTTGGTAGATGTATCTTGGACACTTATATCAGAGTTTATTACAGGATCTATAGCCTTTTACTTAAGATTTAGACAACAATACAAACTAAGACAACAGATTAAAAAACAGTTTGAGCACTATCTTGATCCAAGACAAGTCAAAAAACTACAGGATGACCCTAGTTCTCTAGTGCTTGGTGGTGAGCGTAGATACTGCACCTTTCTTTTTACTGACGTGAGAGGCTTTACTGCTATGTCTGAAAAACTAGAACCAGAAGAAGTTACTAAGATTATGAACAAAGCTCTAACAATACAAGCAAATGCAGTTAAAGAGTATGGGGGTATGGTAGATAAATACATAGGTGACGCTATGATGGCCGTATTTAATGCTCCTATTGACCTACCAGGACATGAAACTGCCGCCGTATTATGTGCTAGAGATATTCAAGAAAACATTAAGAAAGCAGATATTGACGTTGAAATAGGCGTGGGAATCAACACAGGTTTTGCATTGTTAGGTAACTGTGGATCTGAAGATAGATTTGATTATACGGCTATAGGGGATGCGGTAAACCTTGCAGCTAGACTAGAAAGCTCAACTAAGGAAGTTGGAGAAGATATTGTAATAGGTTATGATACTATCAGTTCAAGTAATTTTAGCAACGAGGTATTGTTAAAAGAACTTGATAGTATTTTTGTAAAAGGTAAAGAAAAACCAATTAAAATATATACATTACAAGATGGTTAATAAAAAAATGACAGTAAATGATGTTGCAGAAAGACTTACAAAGCTAGAAACAATATCGCATGAACGTTGGAAAACTGCTTTTAATGAGTTTGCTGACATCAAACATGAAATTACTTATATAAATTCAACTATAAAAGCTGCAACCTTTGGGGTGTTTGGTTTTATTGGTGCTATAGGTATTGCAGTTTTAACGAGGTTTTTAATATGAAGGGATTACTTAAAAATATTATAGGTGCCGTAGCTCCTACTTTAGGGTCGGCTATGGGTGGTCCACTAGGCGGTATGGCTATGGGTAAAATAGCTGAAGTATTAGGTGTATCTAATGATCAAAAATCAGTACAGCAAGCAATACAAAATGCTACACCAGAACAGATGATGGAGCTTAAAAAAGCTGAACAAGAGTTTGAAGTACAAATGAAAGAACTTGATGTAGATGTATTTAAGCTAGAAGTAGCTGACAAACAACACGCTAGAGGTATGTTTAGTAAAGATTGGACTGCTAGAATTATTGGATTATTTACTATAGGCGGTTTTATGGGTTACATATTTTTAGTAACTATTCAACCACCCGAACAAAACAGCGAAGCACTTATTAATTTAGTGCTTGGTTATCTTGGAGGATTAGCAAGTGCAATTATTTCGTTCTATTTTGGAGCATCTAATACCAGCGACAAAAAGGAGTAATATGAAAATATCTTTAGAAGGTTTAAGTTTAATTAAAAAATTTGAAGGTTGTGAGTTAGAAGCTTATAAATGTGCAGCAGGTGTTTGGACTATTGGTTATGGTTCTACAAAAGAAGTTAAAGAAGGCGATACTCTTACTCAAGGAGAAGCTGATTATTTATTAAGACATGAAATGGATGAATATGAAGGTTATATAAATGATATGGTAAAACCTGAATTAAAACAAAATGAATTTGATTCACTTGTATCATGGGTATTTAATTTAGGTCCATCAAACCTTTCTAGCAGTACACTTTTGCAAAAATTAAATAACAAAGATTGGGATGATGTGCCAAATCAAATTAAAAGGTGGAACAAAGCTGGCGGAAAAGTTTTACAAGGCCTTATTAGACGTAGAGAAGCAGAAGCTTTGCTATTTGAAGGCAAAGAATGGCATGAGGTATAAGTATGCCCTTACAGAAGCTTACATTTAGACCAGGTATAAATAGGGAAGGTACCGCTTATGATAACGAGGGCGGATGGTTTGATTGTAATCTCGTAAGGTTTAGAAAAGGTAGACCAGAAAAGTTTGGTGGTTGGGGCAAATTAACATCTAATACATATCTAGGTACAGCTAGAGCTTTACACCCTTGGATTTCTTTAGGTGGGACTAAATTTTTAGGGTTAGGCACTACATTTAAGTATTACATAGAAGCTGGTGGTTCTTTTAACGACATTACACCTATCAGATCTACCACATCAGCAGGAGACGTAACATTTTCTGCATCAAATGGTGACGCTACAATAACTGTTGCAGATACAGCACACGGTGCAGTTCAGAATGACTTTGTTACATTTTCTGGATCTGCAAGTCTTGGCGGTAACGTTACTGCTGCTGTTTTAAATCAAGAATATCAAATAGCAACTATAGTAAACGCT